CCTTGAGAAAGACCTTGAGTTTTTTCTCTTAATTTATCCAATACTGCAAATGGGTCTTCATTTGGATTTATTCCAAGTAATTGATACCCTGAAATATTGCCTTGACCAAGTTTTATTTTTTCTTGATTATCAACAATAGCTTTAACAGAATTTGTTACCGAATCCGCTGATATATTTGCTTGAGTCGCTACTGATTGCCACATTTGTAATTGTCCTGTGTCTGCTCCAGTCTCTGCTCTGAATTGTTTTAATGCTACGGCAGTACGCAAAGATTCTTCAGTCATTTGTTTTATTGTAGAAGTAATTTTTGATATAGTTCCTATAACCATATCGGCACCGGCTTTAATATCGGTTAGACTTTTTATGAATGATTTTGCTTTTGAATCATCAGCAATAATTCCGATTCTTGCAAACAATTTACTTATTTCGATAGAATTACCCTCCATCCTTTGTATTCATTTATTCCTTGATATATGCCATATCTTAAAAATGATTGAATTTTTTGATCTTTACAAAATTGTCTCAAATTACCGACAACATCATGTCTTATTCCGCATGGAGAATAAAATATATAATGTTCCTTATTCGGATTATTGCTAAATGTATCTCCGCCTGTTCCTCCAACATGGATATTATATCCTTTTGGAGAAAAAGTATTATAATAATTAATCCAATATATTTCTAATTGATCCATTTCTTTTTTAGAATTACATTGATTAATAATTTCTTTTTGAAAATTTTCTTTTCCATATTTTTTAATAGCACGTTTTATTAAAACTCCACTACCAAGATATTTAGGATTATCATGAGAATCTTGCCCTATATAAATTTTACCATTTATCAAATTTGTTATTTTATATACTTGCAAGGTTATTCCTCCTCTTTATTCAATTCATAAAAAGCATTTTGATAATCACTTCTAAAATCTATATACTCATTCAAATCCAATATAATATCAATGGGAGCATGCAAAACTTTTTCAGGGCTTCCATTATAATATCCTTCACTTGCTATCTTCAATGCTATTTGCATGGCATATGAAATATTTATTTTTACTTCAGGATATTTATAAACTTTTCCTTTATTCCCCCGAACATGGAAAGAAGCCCCTTTACAAAAGGGGCAAGATTCACCTTTGCGATTTCAATCATAATTGGAAAATAATATTCTCTATTTTCTTCTTTCTCAAAAAAATCCCAATTAATTTTATCTTCTCCCAGAAGACATCTTTCTGCACATTTAAATCTTGCGTCATCTTTATTTATTACAATTCCATCAAGATTTATTTTACTTTCAATCAATGCTTTGCCGAATGCATTCTGTAAATCAATTCCTGACTGAAAATCAGCCAAAGTTATTCTCAATTCTTTACCATTAATTTTCAATTATAAACTCCTATCAGTATTAGCAAATACTATAGTATATTCAGCGAGTGCCTGTTCAGTATCACCGGATACATTTTCTTTAGCCCCAGGAACTTTTTGAACAATACCTCCATCGACTTTGTACGTTATATTCGTAACATTACCTGCCCCATCACCGACACGTTTAATAAATTCTCCTAACAATAATGTATAACTTGCAGGGTCATTAATATATCTGGTCATTTCTGAATTAAGATATTTATCATCCGAACTACCAAGCAATACTCTGCATTTTACATTTACAAGGCGCCCTGAAGCATTAAAAGCATATATCGAATTGCCATTTTTTCCAACTTTTGCTTCAACAAGATTATTAGGGAATTCGAGGTTGACGCAATCACCATCGCCAAAGTCTCCAAATATTCTATCATTCATTATTGTTGTATCTTTTCCAGTTAAACTTACGCTACCCATATTTTACTCCTTATACCCCTTTAATAAATTATCAATTGCCCATAAAGGCTACAAATTATTCAATAATAATGCCTTTTTTACTTCATTCATATTTATTTCATTTTTTTCATTTTCTATAAATATAATTTTTTTCATTATATTTTTTATTCCACAAAACGTGATATTTATTACGGCATTCTTTTGAGCATACTTTTTTATTATGTATATTTGATAAAAAATATTTTTTACATATTACGCATTCAATTTGTTTGTTCATTTAATTTTCCACGTAAACTATTACTGACGATGTATGCAATGCTCCGGATAATTTGCACGCAATTTGAACCGCTGGAGCTATTCGTGCTTTTCTGGATTCCTGTGATTGCAATGCAATTGGATCAGAATAAATAAAATATCCAAAATCAGAAATATTTCTTATATGATCTTCCGGTTTCCCGAATGTTGTCGGATCATTCCATGTGCCAGGAGCAAAAGAACCGTTTTTAACAAATAAAGCACATACTTTACGATATGCCCCTTTCAATCCATTCATACCATCTTCAGTTTGCGGTCTTTTTGTATTTGTTGTCGCAAGAAAATTGAATCCTGCTATTTGCAATCTTAATTTTAATGCTAATGAAACATATATGTCATCACTCCATCCATTAGCACCTGAAGTTATTATTTTTAGTATTCCAAAATCAACATATACATCAACTCCGTTATTTTTAGCAGAATCGAGTATCGTTTGTGTTATACCAGTATCAGCTACAAGTCCTATAATTTCTTTCAAGTTCATTGTTAATACTGTATTTGGTGCATCAAAATCCACGCAAAGAAATCTTGACGCATATCCAGCGGCATATGAAATAGCGTCTGTTTCAGAAATGGAATACATCAAACATCTTGTATGCGTATATCCAGCGTCTTTAATATTTTTAAATATTCCAACTATATCTGAAATATTTTCAGAACCAATAAATTGAATTTTATCCATAGTCTGAACTATGCCGGCAAGTTCTTCTGTAATTGGATCAGAAAACATATTTGTATATATTATTCCGAAATATGGTACGAGAAGACTTGTCCGAATAATGCAATCTTTTGCACTTTCTAATCCTGCCTCAGTACCATTTACCGTAAATCCTTCCGGTAAATTAAGAACTGGACAAATATCAGTTCCAGTATCTGAAGTAGTCGGAATTCCAAGAGTTATATTTTTCGCTGAACCCGTCCCAATTGTTTGAAGTGTTATTTTTGCACTTGTGATTTCTCCAGACAATGAGAATACAAGTCCTGCCGCTGTAATTGCTGCATTATTAAGACTTGTTACAATAGTTTCCATATTAGTCAAATCCAATTCGCCTATTACTATTTCTTGAGATGCGGCACTATTGACAATAGCTCTTAAAATATAATCAGGCGCCGTTAATTTTGTAAGATCAACATTATTAATGCTGAATATAGTCGCTGGCTGAGCATCAGCGTCTTGTTTTCTCGGAATGATGACAAGAAATCCTCCTCCGCTTAATATATTTGGATTTTGTCCAAATACCATCAATCCTAAAGCATATGTTTTTGAATTGCTTCCAAAATCATTTGCTATAGAATTTGTCTCTTTATATATTCCATAATCTCCATATGTTGAAGATATAGGCTCTTCATCGGTTATCATAGCAAGAGCAGAGGTATTGACATTAGCCAATCCTTTTAATGCTGCAAGCATGGTAACTTGAATTACATTACTAATTGATAATTTACTCATGATATTTTTTCCTCCTTTGGAAATTTATCAAAATAATCAACGATTGTTATTTTTGTTTTTATATTTGAAATTGTCACCGAAATTCTATATCGATGCAATGCGCTTCCTCCTTCAATGAAACTTAGGTCTAATATATTATTATTTCTGAATATTCTTATTTGATATTGCTCCTGTATTTGCAAAGAATAACAAGAAGTCAATGCCATTATGACTTCCTCTTTTCTTTCCATAGCCTCACGGCTTTTACTTGTAATATCTATATCAAGATTTGAAAAAGAAACAACTCCTTTTATTTCTGTATTATCGTTCTTATTGTAATTATTGGTATTCGCTAATATATGCGCTTGTCTTGTTGAAATAATAACATACATATTATTGTCTTTTGGCGCATAATAATTTTGCGAATATAAAATTACTCTCTTTGGGTCTAATGTCAAATCATGAGTTATTATATCTGCTAATATTTCATCAATTTCCATATTATCCTACGAATGACAAAAAATAACCATGCCGATCAAAGTTTTCTAAAGTTCCATCTCTTACTCTGAGGGTCTATTATCAGCAAAATTCTCTGCTGAACAAATCCATTGATTTCCATTAGCTCCACAAGTATTAATAATTATTTCATTATTCATACCGGAATAAGGCTCTTTAAATCTGGCACATCTTGTATCACATGGGCCGTTAATTCCTTCGCAAAATACCTGCACCTCCAATCCGTTCCTTGGAACAGTAAATTTATAATCATTTGTTAACACCATTTTATTACTCCTTATTTAAAGATATAACCAAGTCCCGTTTAATGACAAAATTACCCAAAGACCTGATGTAGATATACGTACAAGTGTAATCGAAGCTCCTTTTGTTTGACTATACGCATTAATAAAAAGACCTGATGCTGTTTTAATCTTATCTGTACCTCTGGTACCAATCCACAACGCTGCGCTATTTTGAGGTTCAGTGTGCATTGTAAACATTAAAAAATCACCATTAATACCCCCACTCCAATTAGGTAAAAAAAAACCAATATTTCCTATACAACCAGTTGTTGGATGCAACATATAATGACTGCCAGTTGTACCATCAGGAATTGTGTAAGTAGGGATTACTATTCCTACACCTGTTCCAGCAGAATGACACGCCATATATTTAGTGGCTCCATTACCAGATATATCAGTACCAGATGCCCCTGCAGTAGCATAAGTATAAAAACCATACAAACCTGATAAATCTACATCAGTAATAATAAAACGATTTGTAGACCAAACTATTGTAGCATTAGAAAGACCTGTTACTGTACGAAAATTTGTTTGAATAATAGACGCAACATCTGCCATCGTATTACATGAACTAAAATTCAAACCAGTGAAACTATAAATAGTCCCACGCACTGATAATTTCCATGAACCATTAGTTACAGACTTCCATGTAGCTACTACTGATACAGCATTTGTCCCGCCATTTATTGAGCCAGAAGTCCAACTAACCATAGTCATATCAATAAAATTATATCTTAATGTAGTTTTTTGTATATAACTTAAATCAAAATAAGTTTTCAAAACTGATTTTATATTAGCCCATGTCAATTTTTTTAAAATATTGGCAACTGAATCCCAAAATCCAAACTCATCAGCATCAATAGGGGTATCTTTCAAAGTAGTCCGATGAATTATATTTCCAATACTCTGATCAGTTTCATTTCCACTATTTGTATTACTTGTATTTCCTATTACTGTTAATTGTGCATCTGTTACATAACGCTTATCTGTAGAATCAGAAACATCAGATGTAGATAAACTTGCTAACGCAATTGTTAATAAATGATGCACCACATCTTCAGTAATTATTATTTTATTTCCTGCAACTATATTTTTAAACTGTAAGTCAACTCCTAATTTTTGCTCATATAATCCATATCCCAAAGTTCCTATATTTGATGCAGTATTAATTTCTCCACCACTTCCACCAATACCACCACTACCAGCTTCGGATAATCCCAGTTTACCAGCACTTCTAAAAACCGCTTCGTTTGAGTTATTAAGATCAGTACAACCTTTTTTAATAATTAACCATGCTCTAAAAACATCATAAGAATTATAAGGATTAATAACAACTGGATTACGCAAGGCAGCAAATGCATCACCTATTGTTGCATAGCATACTTGTCCATATTGAACATCATTTATAACCGTTGGAGAATAAAATGAAATAAGTTGAATTGTAAAAGGTGTTTCATCAGGAACTAACGCTAATGTACCACTACCATCATCCCAATGATTTGGATCAATAAAAGTAGTTGCAGAGCTATCATTAAACCATTTGCTGTCTTTTGAAGGGTCCTGATAATAATAATAAAAAGTAACAGGCGACTCCAATTCTGAAGGTACTACGTGAGGATCACGTTTAAAATTTTGATAATTTGCATTGCCGTCAAATACTTTTCCAGCCGATCTTTCTATGGTCAAACCTGTTAAAGGCGCATAATCATTACCAATAATATTAAATTGACCCCAATTTTCAATAAAATCATTTAATTGTGATTGAATTGAGTTATTATAAAAAGGTTCTGTATAAACAAGATTGACTCCTGTGGTTTCTCCCGTATGATCAATCCAGCCTATTGCTACTAATGATCGTCTTTGCAAATCAGTAAGAGGATCAACTGCAAAAATTATTTGTTTTTCTACATTAAGATTAACATAAGTTGTATCAGATTCATTTATAAAAGGATCAACGATATCTATAAATTCTACATCTTCCCAAGTTAAAAGCGTCCTTATGGGATTAATAGCATCTGTGAAATTATCAACTATAATGGCGGCTCCAGCGGAAATGTTAAATTTAGTTGGATCA